CATGTTTTCCTTGTATTAAGGTTATGATGCAAAAGGTAGACTAACAGATGTCCATTCTTTATCCATAGTCACTTCTACACCTAAAGTATGTAGGAACTTTAATTCATCTACATTTAGAGTCTTTTTGTTCAACAGTTGTGCAAAATCCTTACCTAGTTTATTAGTAGGATAGAGTCGTGCTACACCGTATGATTCACGTTCTTTAATTGTGATTATAGGTTTAATCATTCTAGTCCCTCCTCTATGTAAGAGTTTTCATAGTCTTCCTCAAAAGTGGATACTTCATCATTCACAGACTGAAGATAATCAGTATCACAATTGTCAAAGAATTTAGCTATTGCTTCTTCTAGCATTGATTTTGTGGGCAATTAGTCCTCCTCATGAAATTCATCTGACCCACCACGATCTGAGTCAGGTTCGTCATATCTATGATTATAAGGATATTTATAATCCTCATCATCACCGTGGAAAGTTGATCTTTCTAACATACTTACCTTATTGAAATTATTCACTAAGTTAATTAACCTCCCTTATAGTTGTGTGAAAGGAGGTTTACATATAAAGCAGAGTGAATCTTACATTCATAAGACATCATCAGATAACTCCCAGTGTTGGCAAAGTTATTAAGTCTGATCATAAATTAAGGTCACTACTCTTAAAATCACTCTACTATAATCATTTACTTCCATATAGATTCATGGACAGCGGATACACTGAAAGGTGTTGGAAAATGTTTAGGATAGTCCACCGATCTATCGGTACACCATACATTCCATAGGAACTTACATCCTCCTACATCCTTACATAGTTTGATATATGCTATTGCTTTCTTTCTTTTTATATAATCAGGATTACCTGATGTCTGAAAGTATGTAGGTGTACCAACTGAGGCATCTACATCTGGTAAGAACTTACGAATGTTATGCACATCCATGCATCCTACCTTACCTGCTACTAATTGACAAGCAAAACCTGCTTTTGGTAAACCTAGACCCGGCACTTCAAGAAATAGAAGTATCAAGTCAAGTTCCATATCCTTTTTGTTGGAACGTATAATCTGCATCATACGAGTGTACAAGTCAGTTCTATTCTTTCTAACATAGTTCAGACCTGCAACTTTATTACCCCAAATCCAAGATGAATTTAGACCACGTTTGCGGTATTCTTTCATCATGATAGGTAGTCTTGATGTTTGTACTCTGATAGTAGAGAACACAAACGCCAACACCCATTCAAGGTGTTTAGGACTCGTTTGAGCATATTTACGAACCTTCGGATTGTGAAGATTGTACATATGACTCCATTACAAGTTATGAGATTGAATAGTAGCGTGAACATTGCTATTAGGCTATTTGCTCTACGAATCGTACAGAAACGTGGCTCTTACGCTCTCCAAGATGATACACGCTACTAATGATTTACAAGTTCTCACTTTGAGTAGTAGACTACAGATTATAATTAGATTAAGATATTGGTATAATATGACCAAACATATCTGTGGTATACTGTACTTTTGGTCTACGTGGCTGATGGTAGACATCAAAGTGTGTTGCCTCACGTTTAATAAGGTGCATAGGATGGTGACCACGTCCACCAACCCAATTTCTCCACCTTACCCTTATATCAGATCGCTTACATTTGTAACGTGCCATAGCGAGCTTTCTAGCGAACTCTAAGTTTTCTTCTGTATATGGTACATAACGTGCCATACTTACAAAAGGCTTAGAGTCTTGAGTAGTACCTAAAACATCAAATGGTATTTCCATAACTTCCTTTCATGTCTACTACTCAAAGTGAGAACTTGTTGTGATTGAGTGTACCTAGTATGAACCATGTGATTTATAGTATCAAGTTAATTCTTCTGCCTTAGTCTAAAATGTTTACGCTTTTGCATAGCGTTCCAGAATCCGCTCATTTGTGGACTCACACCGTCAGGTAATTGTGGTATTGGAATTACTACCATATCATCAATCTTAATGACTTCGGGCTTATCAAAGTGTTTAAATCTCATATTGTTCTCCTAGTTGTGTAACATGGTTTAAGATGTATACATGGTTCAAACTAGGTACACTCTACTTTCAGATTCAATTTTCAAAGAACTAACCGATTTGCAACCGTTGGAAAGCTTTAGATTAATGAGTTTACCAAACTTTTGATTCTATCCTTCTCACATTTAATTTCATTACATCTAAATTTGCGTCCTCTAACATCAATTTAATGACTTTAGGATCAGCTTTTAATACGTAATCATCTTTAAGAATGCTCCTTATAAGGTACATTGCTGAATGTAACAATTGTCTTTGATTCTTATTTTTTCTTTCCATGTCGTCCTTTCAAAAAGTTTAAAGCTTTCCAAAAGTTGCAAACCGGATTCAATTTTCAAAGAACTATTTTTATCTGTCTTCAATTATACTACTTATTTTAAACATATCAAGTTAAAATCATTTAATTTTAAATCAAATCAATTGAAGTAATTAAACTAGCAAATCAGTTTTTAAATTGTGCCGTTCTTGCGAATGCTGTTTATCAATTTGGTTTGGCTGATTTGTTATTTCCATTAGATCATACCCAATCATATACCTCAAGCTTTTTCTTTTAAATAGTGAAAATAAATGACTAGACCTTGCAATAGCTTGATCTAGGTAGAAAAAAAACACAGATACAAGAGAAAGACAGGCTAAACTCTTAAACCTCTTGCTACTTCCTTTCACATCTGATACCCTCATTCATATTTGCTTGCTGGCAGGATAAAATCTCAGAATTGTCTTGCTCATTTGTTGAAAATGTGGTAGTTGGTGCGCTTTTTTTTAAATATGGAAGGGGGAAACCCCGTAGATTCACGTATAATATACCCCTTCACATTTTTTTACTAAATATTCATCCAGACGTTTGATGTCTCTTTATACTCTTGACTCATAACACCTTTTACAAATCTTTCAAGCTGTTCATCTTGTAACCTATCTTTACGAACTATCACTTCCATATCTGCATCAGTCGCCATTTGTTCAACCCAATATCCTACTGCCATTTGAAGAGCGTCTAACCTATCGTCATGTATTAAAGCACCTTTATCTTTTGTAATCCTTGTCATCTGGTGAAAGAGCATGTACTTAACTTGACTTTCACTTGGATACCGTTGTACAGTCTGTAAATCTTTTTCAATTACTTGAGGATCAATAACAAGTCGATGTTGATTCATCACAGGTTCAAGAGTGTCTATGATTCTTTTTTCTTTTTGAACATTAGATCTTACTTCTTCCATAGTAACATCGTGTACTTTCCGTAGAACTGGTTTCCACAGTTCCATAAACATTCCATCACCAAAGTTAGACTCTATAAGAACCAGATTAACCTTGTTTCTTTTTGCTATAACTGCTAGTGTTTGCAGATTATCTTGTTTGTATCCACCTTGTAGTCCACCACATTCGGTAACATAGAGAATACCGTTTAACATCTTTACTACAGCATACCCTGTTTCATCTTTACCTCTACCACTAGGATCAACTGAGAGTACACTGCCTGTATATTCTAACCACTCTCCTATCTTTGTCTGAGGAGAGTAGTAACCATCACCCGGAAGACCTACATTAGGTAGATCAGTCAATTTATTTTCTGGATCTCTTGACCATACAGGCTTCTCAGGAGCTTTATCACCATCTAAAGACATTATAATTAGATCATTCAGCTTTAAAGGGTATTTATCGGCATCTGACAGGCTTGTGTCTAGCTGAAACTGAAGGTTAAAGCCTGATCTACCATATGATAGTTCTCTTTCTGTTAAATCATCATCATCAAAACGTAATGGATCAGTAGGTTCACCTATTTTATCTGATTCCATGATGAATGGAGCTAACTTATCACCATATCTAACCTTTTGTTCTTTTGTTGGAAACCTTGAAGGCCATATACGTACTGAGTAACCTCTTTCAGGTAGTGTTTCATAGAGTGACATCTCCGTTTGAGGAGTTCCAAGATATATAATAGCTCCATTAGGTTTCAATATTGCATCAAATTCTTTAACTGCCTCAGACAATTTATCTCTCATTGACTGTGTCATAGAGTTATTAGGAACCTCTACATCGTCTGCTACAATAAGATCTGCTCGACTACCAGCTAACTGTCCAGTTATACCTACACTTTTCACTGAGGGCGAATGTGAAGCTAATGCTGGTCCTACATCGAATGCTACCTTTGATTGTCTTTGACCTTCTCTAGATCTTAGATGTTGAAGAATAGGTATTTCGTGTATAAGACGTTGTGTAAAGGTAGAGAAATCATCTGATCTAACTTTTGACGCTGATACTACTAAAACTTTATATTCAGGATCAAGAAGAAGTGTATGACAGACAAACGCAGAAGTGATATAACTTTTACCTACTCCACGGAATGCTTCAATGACTCCACGTTTAGGTTTATTCTGTAAGAAAGTAGCTATATCGTATTGAACAGGTGTGGGATCAGGTAAATTTAAGTGTTTCCAACAAATAAATAAGAAATTCCTAAAGTCTTTTAATTTATCATCCATATATTAAAGGTATTTTATATAATGTTTTGTTACCCACATTATCATTGAACTATCTTTCCATTTATGAGTGTGTATCTTCTTTGGTTTATTTAAAAGAGAGATAATAATGATTTCTTTTACACATGTTGGACAATACTTATCCATTGTGATAGCTGAACTAATTAGTTTACAACCATCTACTCTTTTACAAACGTCTACATATTGAACCTCAGTCGAATATATAGTAATAGGTAGTAGAAGTACTACGATGATAATTGATACTGTTTTCATACCTTCCTTTTATATATGTTTAAC